GTTCTTTTAAACGTATCTTACAACTCCCTCCTCTCTTTATATGGGAAAGCGAAGCTGCTATAATTGGGGTGCAAATCTCCACTTTCCCGACTTTTTGAAGAAAGAAGTGTTTCAAATGAAAAACTTAGTATATTCTTTTATGTGGATAGGCGTTTCAGCAGTTATAGCGACTGCAATAATCATCACAAAATCGGCAATGCCTTTATGGACGTTGATTATTCCGATGCTTGCTACAATAACAGTTAATGATAAGAATTGAGGTGCGATATGAGTAAATACGGTTCAGGAGCTTTATTTGCAGATGCTTGTAATAATGATAAGGAACGAATTAAACAGGCTTTTAACTGCAAACTTGCGGTAGGCGAGGACGAAAACGGATTTATATACGATGATTGCACGAAAGAAGAAGCTGAGAAGTTTATTTTATCGGCTTATGACGAGGCAGTACATCAGGCATTTATGAGTATGGCATCAAGTATAGCTCACGAAACAATAATGAGAAATCACGGCTTGAATATATCGTTGACCGAATATAATGCTGTGATGGGAACTATTGATGTAGGTAAGGATTATGAATATGAGGAAGAAAATTAAAAATGAAGAAACAAAGTTAAATCCGTGTAGATTTTGTGGCGGTGAAGCAGAAATTATACTTACGCATAAATTTACAACAGGTGTTAAATGTAAAAAGTGTGGTATACGTATTTCTGCCGGAAACGTTCATACAGAGAAAGAAGCTTCACAGTTATGGAATTCTATATTACGTGTTAGGAAAATTTAAGTAACAGGAGGAATTTTATGCGACAAAAAGAGATTCGAGATAAAATTGTTGAAAAGGCTGACGAAATTGCACAGCTTTTATGGAATGGTAAAGATGTTGAGTTGAGAAAATCGAAATACAGCGGTATAAGTGTTGCTGAAATTTCCAAAAAAGTAATTTTACGTTGAAAAATAATAAACCACTTTAAATATATACACTTAACGGTATAGCCGTGATGGTGGCTATGCAACGTGCGAGACGGAGCACTACTTTTTTATGCGAAAGGTAGGTGCTTCGTTTTTTTATGCCAAGTCGAAATTTGTTAAATGCGGTTGAAGAATATGAAAAATACATAAAAAACAAAGGCATAACCGAACAAGTGATTGATGCTTATATAGAAGCAGTTGAAGTCGCAATTTGCGAAGAAAAGGAAATTGAATACGGACTTACGCTTTCGTCAAGAGCAAAGGATATAATTCAAAAGTTTGTTTTAAAAACCGCAGGAGGCACCGTATGGGAATTAGAAAAATATCAACAGAACAATAACATACCAGCTATTGAGATTTTAGACCAATACTATAAAATCTTGAAATTAGAAAGCTATTATAATTTTGAAAGTTTTATTTTGTGTATGGAAAGAAAACGAAAGTATAATCGCAGATTTTATCAGCCGAGGAAAAAAACTTTAAATATTGTAGTGAAAGACTTACAAGATCTTGATGATAACAAAATAAAGTTTTATGGTTTATCTATGCCATCTCGTGTAGGCAAAAGTACTATTTGTATATTTTTTCTTGCGTGGGTAGCAATGAAAAGACCAAACAGCCATAATGCTATGGGCGGTCACTCAGGTATTTTGGCAAAAGGATTTTATAAAGAACTTTTAAATCTAATCAACACGGACGCGTATGCTTCTGCTGAGTTATTTAATTTTTGGCATCCGGGGCATACAATTCTTCGTGATAAATCGGGAGATGAATTTACAATTACGCTTGACGAAGCGGACAGATTTGCAACAATTACTTGCCGTGGTATTGATGGGACGTGGACGGGTGCTGTCGATGTTTCAAAAGATGGATATTTGTATGTAGATGACTTAGTTCGTGATAGAGAACACTCATTAAGTCCGCAACGTATGGAAAATACTTTTCAGGAATACTTAAACAAAATGGTAGACCGAAAAAATGACGGTGCAAGAGAATTAATGGTTGGTACACTGTGGAATGTTTTAGACCCATTGGAACGTATCAGAAAACAATACGATGGAAATGAGTTATACCGTTTTCGAAAAATTCCTGCACTTGACGAAAATGATGAAAGTAATTTTGATTATGAAATAAATGGTTTTTCAACAGAGTATTATCGTAATATGCGTGAAAGACTTGATAATGCAGAATGGATGGCAAAGTTTCAGCAACAACCTTATGTTCGTGAAGGTATCTTGTTTGCAACGGACGAATTAAGATATTTTAACGGAATTTTACCTGATGCGGACCATAGAATTGTGGGAGTTGTTGATGTTGCATTAGGTGGTGGTGATAGCTTATCGATGCCGATTGGAGCTGAATATGAAAATGGAGATGTATACATTTTTGATTGGGTTTTCAACAGAGGTCCTAAAGAAATCACACTTCCGATTGTAGTAGGAAAAATAATTGGAAATGAAATTAGACAAACACGTTTTGAAGCTAATCAGGGTGGAGATTTGTATTGTGCAAAAGTGGATGAAATGTTACAAGAACAAGGATATAAATGCAGTTGTTCTCACAAACGAGCACCAAATAGAATGGAGAAAAAATCTAAAGTAATTGCTTACTCAGGAGATATAAAAAGAAAGTTTGTTTTTTTACAATCAAGATTGCCAACGGAAGAAGAAAAAGCTCAAGATGCTGAAAACGGAATAAAAAGATATTACAGAAGTAAAGAATATCAATCGGCAATGGATGAATTTACAACATTTGTAACTATTGGAGATAATGATTTTGATGATGCTGTGGATGGAATAACTCAGTTAGAGATGTTTATAGAAAATCCAAGTAGTACAGCAACAGTAGAAGTTGTTACAAACCCATTTAGAACAGGAGGCTATGGTTATGGTTACTAAGGAAATTTTAGTACAGTACTTGGACTTGACAAAAGAAGTCAAAGAAGTGCGTGCGAAAATTGAAAAAGTACAAAAACAAATAGCCAGAATTGAACAAGATGGTGCGGTAATTGATACAGTAAGAGGCGGATTTGGTGGAACACAAACCTTTAAAATTGAGGGATTTCCATATTCTGAACTTAGTAACAAAAAAAGCTTACTAAATTCAAGAATATATACACTTGAAAAACTTGAAACACAGCTTATAGAAGATTTAAACAAAGTTGAAGAATTTATTGCAAGTATAAACGATAGTCATATTCGCAGAATTGTAAATTTGCGAGTTGTAGAGGGTATGTCTTGGAATAAAGTCGCTGACAAAATAGGTGGTGGCAATACAGAAGATAGTGTCCGAATGACATTTGAAAGATATATTAAAAGTTGTTCGGTATGTTCGGAAAAAATATGATATACTTATAATAGAAATATTCAACTATTTTAAGTTCATCATAGCCCAAACGAAAACACCGTCATTTCAGGCGGTGTTTTTATTATGCAAAAAAGAAAGGAGTGCTTTATGCGTACATATTTTGGGAAAAACATACGACCGTTTACAGCTATATGTGATTGTAAATTTGGTAGACGTATAATTTATACAAACCAAAGCGAAATTACAGATGAAAATATTGTAGATGAATTGAATAAAGCACTTACAATACACAGACAAAATGCGATTGAGATTGATTATCTTGACAGATATTACAGAGGTGATCAACCTATACTGTATCGTAAAAAGGTTACACGACCTGAAATTAATAATAAATTAGCTTTAAATTTGGCTTATGAGCTTGTGGAACGAAAGACAGCTGATATATGTGCTGAACCTATTCAATATGTGCTTAGAGGCACAAATAATGAGAAATCTGCACAAGTATCAGAACTGAACATTATAATGGATTCCGAGAGCAAGCAAGAATGTGACATAGATATATGTCGTTGGAGAAGTATTTGCGGAACTGCCTACAGATTTGTCGCAAAAAATGAGAGTGAAAATGAGTTGCTTGACGAAAGCGATTTTGAATTGGTTTCTGAAAATCCAATTTATACTTTTGTTGTGTATTATTCGAACAACAAGCCTGCGTTTTCTTGCCAAATACGAGAAAATGAAGAAGGTGCAAAAGTATATTTCTGCTACACAAGTAGTAAGTGGTTTAAAATTGTGGACACAAAAATAGCAGATGACGGAGTAAACGGAAACGGTGCAATTCCTGTTATAGAATATCCAAATAATGCAAGAAGAATTTCGGATATAGAAATAACAATAAGTATTACCGATGCCATTAATACGTTATCATCGGACAGAATAAACGGAATAGAACAGTTTGTATCTTCTTGGATAAAGTTTGTAAACTGCGA